TAGTTGGGATACCTCAAAGACCCATGACAGAAGGTTTGCTCCGGCTGGAATTGGACCTTATCGCAGAAACCTGTTGCCAATGTTTGCAGACAGCTTCAAGGACTATTACTGGAATGACATGGTGTTCTATCTCCTAGCAGTCAAGCGAGAGGTCAAGGCTTACCGCACACAGAACTATCGCATGATTCACGATCTAGGACATGACCACGAAACTATGTCAGGTGTAAACAGCGACTCAGCCAAAAGAGCTTGGGCTGATGATCAATTAGCAAGAGTCAGGGCCGAGCTTGGCCTTTAGAGAGTATGCTTTTTAGCGGATAGACTAGGACAATTATGGCAATCACTAACGGCTACGCCACCTTAGCTCAGGTCAAAGCAGCACTCAGAATCACAGACAGCGTTGATGACCCACTATTGGAGATGGCTATTGAGTCAGGCTCTAGGGCTATTGACGGATACGCCAACCGCAACTTCTACTCATCCGGCTCGGCAGTAAGAGTCTTTACACCCAGCGACAGCTTTGTCACAGAGATTGACGATCTAATCAGTCTGACAACTCTAAAGACAATGACCGATGATGACAGCACCTTTGACACTACTTGGACTTCTAGCGACTACCAGCTTGAGCCACTAAACGGCAGAGCTGATGGACTAATCTCACCTTTCACAAGCATTAGAGCTGTTGGAGATTACCTATTCAGCCAGTTTGAGCAAGAGGCAACTGTGCAGGTCACAGGTGTTTGGGGTTGGTCAGCAGTCCCAATCTCAGTCACCCAGGCAACAGTCATCCAGGCATCGAGGATCTATAAGCGACTAGACAGCCCACTCGGTGTTGCAGGTATCTCGGACATTGGAATCATGCGAGTCAGCAACAGGCTTGACCCAGATGTTGCCCAGCTTGTTGACCCACTACGCAGAATCAGGTTTGCATAGTGGCAAGCATTACCGACCTACGGACAGCTATTGCCACTAACCTTGGCACCATCGTAGGGCTCAGAACCAGCCCTGAGATGCCGGACAACCCCAACCCACCTATCGCCCTAGTCAGACCTGTGACAGTCGAATACAACCAGGCGATGGCTAAGGGTCTAACCAAATACAGCTTTGTCGTTGTTGTTATCGTTGGGCGAGCCGATGAGAGAACAGCACAGCGATCACTTGACAACTACTGCTCATCCACAGGGGCATCAAGTATCAAGAACGCAGTAGAATCAGATAAGACACTTGGTGGCAATGCCTACGATTGCCGAGTGACTGAAATGAGAAACTACACCCCCATCCAGCTAAACGAAGGCACATACCTAGCAGCGGAGTTCGCTGTTGATGTGTTTGCCGACTAGGAGAAAAACAAACAATGCCAAAGTTCATCGCCACAAACTACAATGTCACAATCAACGGCACAGACTTTAGTTCCTCACTTGCATCGGTTGAATTGCCGATTGAAGTAGAAACTCAGGACACTACCGCTTTTGGTGCAACATTCCGTACCGCAATCGCAGGATTGCAGACCGGCTCAATCACCCTAGAGTTCCACCAGGACTTTGGAGCAGGAGCCATTGACACAATTCTTTACCCACTACTAGGCACAAACGCCACAGTGACAGTACGCCCAGCAGGAACCGCTACAAGTGCAACAAACCCTGCCTTTACTGGTACTTACCTTGTGACCCAGTATTCCCCATTCAACTCAACCATCGGTGACCTCGCCACACTATCTGTGACCTGGCCTCTAAATGGTGCATTGACAAGGGCAACAGCCTAAGACCATGCAAATCCCATTCATAGTTGAGTTTGTGGATGGTAATAAAGAAAAGGTTGTCACTGGCACCCCAGACTTTATTGCCTTCGAGGAGAGATACAACTTGGCCATCACGACTATCCAGTCGGACCCTCGCCTAACCTACCTGAGCTTCATTGTTTGGAACTCGCTCCGCAGAACCAAAAGGACTGACAAGTCTTTTGAGGACTTTGTGGAAACTCTGGACACAATCTCAGGCGATGATGCAGACCCAAAAGTCTAAAGATCAAGGGGCTAGGAGCTACTAGCCAGCACTACCTGATCGCTTACTTGGCCTGTGAAACAGGGATTGCACCCTCGGCTCTACTACAAGAGTCCGAGCGTATGCTCTTTACGATGCAGATGTATCTAAAGGGCAAAGCAGAACAGATGAGGCAATAATGATAAAGAGTATGTCAGTCGAGGTGTACGGCATTAGGGAAACCCTTGCCGAGATCCGCGATGTAGATAAAGACCTATTCTTTGAGATTAGGGCCTTTATGAAGCGTGGCGGTGACACCCTTGGTCGTAGGATTCAGGGCAACATTCCGCTTATGGCACCTATTCGGGGCTTTAGGCACAATGGCCGAACAGCCTGGAAGCCAGCTTCTACTAAGACTGTTGTAAGTGGTCGTAATGCTAGAGCTGGCATGGATGGTGCAACACCCCTGCTTCAAGTGATTGTAAACGGCACAGCAGTAAGCATCGCTGACATGGCGGGTCGCGGTGGGGGTAAGACTCGCTTGCAGACCACAAGAACCTACGACTGGAGAGGCACTAGTCGTAGGCACACTGTCACTACTCAGGGTCAAGCACTGATCAAGGCACTGGGCGGTGCCCCATCACGCTACATCTACCCAGAGGCCGAGGCATCGGTCCCATTCATTCAGAGCTATGTATTGCAGGGTGTTGAGCAATACACCAACAAGCTCAACAGAAACATTGAAGTGATTGGGAACAGCTAATGGCTGGCATAAAAATCAATATCCTGAGCAACTTCAATGCTCAAGGATTCACAAAGCTACAGAGAGAACCAACGCGACTCGACACTCCTATCGAGAAGCTTGGGGCAGTCACTAGATCTCTAGCCCCTGCTGCACAGATTGGCCTTGTGGCTTTGACAGCCCTTGGTGCTTCTGCTATTAGAGCAGCCGAGGATGCTCAGGTTGCTGACCGCAGACTTGCCAGCGTTGCAGAGTCTATGAACCTGTTTGGCACTCAGACAGGTGCAGTCACCAAGCGACTACGCGACTTTGCAGACGCGACAATGAAGCAGACCGCGATTGACGATGAGGTCATCAAGGCAACACAGGCCAAACTACTTACCTTCAAGAACCTAGCTGCAACTGCCGATGTTATGGGTGGGGCGATGGACCGAGCTACCCTAGCTGCTATTGACTTGGCAGCAGCAGGATTCGGCTCGGCAGAAACTAACGCCACTCAGCTTGGTAAAGCTTTGCAAGACCCTATCAAGGGAATAACTGCCCTAGCCCGAGCTGGTGTGACATTCACCCAGCAAGAGAAGGACAAGATAAAGGTCTTGGTTGAGTCGGGCAAGATGCTCGAGGCTCAGGACATGATCCTCTCAGCTATCGAAACTCAGGTTGGTGGCACCGCTGCTGCTACTGCGACAGGCTCGGCAAAGATGGCTGTGGCCTTTGGTGAGATGCAGGAAGCTATCGGAAACGCTTTGTTGCCAGTGCTTGAACAGCTTGTGCCACTTATCACCGGACTGTTTGACTTTATTGCCAAGAACTCAGTTGTAGTGTCTGTGCTTGCAGGAATCATGGGAGCCTTGGCTGTTGCCATCCTTGCTGTGAACTTTGCCCTAAACGCCAACCCCATCGTCAAGATCATCACCTTGATTGCAGCGTTGGCTGCTGGTGCTGTTGTCTTGATCAACTACCTGGTCGGCTTGTCTGGTGGCTGGGGCAAGTTGTTTGAGGCTATGCAGAAGGGTTTGGCTGAGGTCGGCAAGTTCTTTGGAGCTGTCTTTGATGGAATCAGCAACCTAGTCATCGGCGTTATCAACGGACTAGCCACAAGGTTTGAGAACTTTATCAACACAATCATCGGTGGGCTCAACGGCATTATCAGCCTTGCTAACGCTGCACTCTCAATCGTATCATCTGTCACCGGTGGGGCAATAAAGATTCAAGTCCCAAATGTGCCAACTGTTGCTATTCCAAAGGTGCCAGTCAAGGCCCCAACAAAGGTACCTGCAAGGATTCCAGGCCTTGCTATGGGCGGTATCGTTATGCCAAAGCCAGGTGGAGTGCTTGCCAACCTTGCCGAAGCAGGACAACCTGAAGCTGTTATCCCACTAAACAAGATGGGTCAATACACAAACAACAAGCCACAGAATGTTTACAACATAAATGTCAACGGCGGTGTTGGCTCTGGCTCGACTATCGGTAGGGCAATCGTTGAGGCTATCAAGTCCTACGAGCGTACTTCTGGTGCTGTCTTTGTGGGAGCGTAATGCCAGCCCCAGCAGTCAAAGTTGAACTAGGTCTAAACCTTGGTCAGTCTGACCCCTTTGCTTTTACCCTTGATGACGCTGTAAAGGGTCTACTAGACAACACAGGCTTTACCCTTGGTGGCGAGAGATTCTTTGACATCTCCGACAGACTCATTGCGACAAGCACAGCCCGAGGTAAGAACCAGGCACTAGATCGTATTGACGCTGGAACCTCGAGCATTGTCGTTGACAACTCAGACCGACACTTTGACCCCTTGTATCCCAACGGCCCTTACTTTGGTCAGCTCATCCCTCGCAGAACTGTAAGAATCACCTGCAATGACCAGCCAGTTTTTATAGGTGCCATAGATGACTTTGACATTGTTTACGCACCAAGCAACCGGTCACAAGTTCGCATAGATGTATCTGATGCCTTCTCAACTTTGACCAACTCAGGGCTTGAGGAGTTTACCCCTACTGCCCAGCTCTCAGGTGCTCGAGTGAACGCTGTGCTTGATAGACCCGAGGTTGATTGGCCAGCAGCCGAAAGAGAGATTGACACCGGCAACTCAACAATGCTGGGAGCCCTTGTAGCTGAGGGAACCTCGGTGCTTGAGTATCTGCAACTTGTAAGCAACTCTGAGTTCGGTGACTTGTTTATTGGCAAGGATGGCAAGGTCGTATTCCGCGAGCGAAACGCTGTGCCTAACACGCCTAACCTAGTATTCAGCGATGAGGTAGTTGCAGGTGCCTACACAGGCATCCAGTTTGCCAGCGTAAACAATGTTTATGGATCTGAGAACCTTTACAACCGCATCCTTATTAGCAACGCCGGTAGCCCTGCACTTGAGGCCTCAGCTGCCGATGCTGAATCGCAGACTGTCTATGGGCCTCGAAGCTACTCACAGAGCAACCTGCTTGTCGCGAGCCAGTCTGAGTTGCAGTTCTTGGCAGATTACTTGCTTGCCAGATTCAAGGAACCTCAGTACCGCTTTGAGTCCTTGACAGTAGTTATGGACACCCTTACCGAGGCTAACCAGGATGCAGTTCTAGATCTTGAGATTGGTGACATTGTGCTTGTCAGGTTTGAGCCCTCGGACATCCCACCAGCCATCGAGCAGTATGTCAGAATTATCGGCGTAAGCCACGACTGGACCTCAACCAGCAAGAACATAACCTTTGCCCTAGAACGGCTTGACTTTGCCATCTTTATCCTGGACAACCTTGTCTTGGGTGAGCTGGACAATGACCGCCTTGCCTACGAGTAGTAAACTAAAACGAGAACAAAAGGAAACCAATGCCAAGAAAAACCTTTACCGCTGGTGAAGTCCTAGCTGCTGCTGATGTGAACCTGTACCTCAGCAATGAGGTCACACTAACTGCCTCTACCGCTACCGCTTACACAGTGCTGACCTCTGACCGCTACAAGATCCTAGAGTTTGACTCTGCCTCTAACAGCACAGTCACTATCGGAACAGCCACAGCTTTCCAAGCTGGCGAGCGTGTTGACATCTTGCAGGATGGTGCCGGTACAGTCACGATCACCAGAGATGGCACAGCAGTATCTCTAGCAGGTCGAGGAACCGCAGGAACCGCTTACAGAATCGGTCAGCGTTATGACGCTGTTTCTGTTATCTGTGTGGGTACAAACTCATACAGAATCGTAGGTAATGCGACAGCGATCTAGGCTATGAATCTTTCGGCTTTAGGTATTTTTTCAGCAGCAGGGGCAGCAAGGCTTACTTTGGAGTACCTTGTCATTGCTGGTGGTGGCGGTGGTGGAAGGCAACACGGTGGTGGTGGTGGTGCTGGTGGTTATCGCTCATCAGTAGTTGGAGAATCTTCTGGCGGTGGTTCTTCCGCTGAGTCTGCTTTTATTCCTGTTCTCGGAACAAATTACACAGTGACAGTTGGAGCTGGTGGAGCTGGTGCACCTGGTGGTGCTAACGGAACTGGGCCAGCAGGTTCAGTTGGTCTTGATTCAACTTTCGCAACCATTACTTCTACTGGTGGTGGTGGTGGTGCTAGCTCAAATGCAAGTGCTCCCCTTACTGGCGGTTCTGGTGGTGGTGGTAACGGTAATGGAGCATCTAGCGGTATAACTGGGGCTGCTGGAACTACAAATCAAGGTTACGCTGGTGGTACAGGTGCTGCACAATACACAGGAGCTGGTGGTGGTGGTGCAGGGGCAGTCGGTCCAGCAAGCTCGAGCACTACTGTTGGAAGTAATGGTGGAGCTGGTGTTGCTTCATCAATCACAGGTTCTTCAGTCACCCGAGGCGGTGGTGGAGCTGGCGGTATCTATGTAGGAATTACTGTGGGTACTGGTGGCTCTGGCGGTGGTGGTGATGGTGGAAATGCAGACGCTGCTGGCCAAGCCAGTATAGCTCCTACAAATGGAACAGCTAACACCGGTGGTGGTGGTGGTGGTCATGGAGCATTCCCACAATCAGCTGCTAATGGCGGTTCTGGTGTTGTTATTCTAAAGTACCCAACCAGCCTGACAATCGGTGGTGGTTCTGGGCTTACATTCTCTACATCAACAGTTGGTGCCAGCAAGATTACTACTTTCACTCTTGGCACAGGCAGCATTAGCTTTAGCTAAAGGATAGAAACTATGGCACATTACGCATTTTTAGATGACAACAACATTGTCACTGAGGTCATTACTGGTATTGACGAAACTGAACTTATTGAAGGTTTGGATACTGAAACCTGGTATGGCAACTTTAGAGGTCAAGTCTGCAAAAGAACAAGCTACAACGGAAACATTAGAAAAAACTACGCAGGTTTGGGATACACCTATGACTCCCAGCGTGATGCCTTTATTCCACCCAAGCCTTACAACTCTTGGCTATTAGACGAGGCAACTTGCCTATGGAAAGCACCAACCCCATACCCGACTGATGGTTTTACCTACACCTGGAACGAGCCTGAGTTGGCTTGGGAGCTTCAAGACTTCTCTGGCTCTGACGCATAATGGCTGAGGAAACAACTGGGGTTCGCATAACCCAGCAGATGATCTACCAAAAGCAAATAGAGATGAATGACACTCAGCTCAAGATGCTTGTGAAGCTAGACAACCTTGATGATGTACCGGACAGGATTAGAGAAGTTGAGCTGTCTTTGGCTCGCCTAGCCTGGATTGAAAAGATTGCCTACACAGGGCTTGCTGCTGGTGTAGTTGCCCTTATTGGATCGCTACTAAACATGATTGGAAGAATGTGAAAACTAAACCTCAGATGCCCCTAGATGGCAAGTTCGGTAAAGACTGGAAAGTCACAAGTCCCTTTGGAATTAGGGTGCATCCTATAGAGAAAATCAGGAAGTCACATAACGGCGTTGATCTCTGGGGTCCCAAAGCAAAGATGTGGAACGAGGCTTGGCATGACGGCACTGTTATTGCTGCCGGCACTTCAAAGCTAAAGAACGCTGACGGCTCACTCGGTGGAGTCGGTTGGTATGTTGACATTCGCTCAAAGGTAAATGGCGAGTGGTATGTTGCCAGGTACGCTCACATGGTCGAGAACTCTCTGACTGTTGTAAAGGGTGAGAAGGTCAAGGCTGGTACTCGGTTGGGCATTATGGGCAACACCGGTGCATCTGCTGGTAGACACCTGCACTTTGAGATTTGCAAGGGCAAGGTTCACCGCTGGACACTAGATGGCTCAGGCTTTGTAGATCCTCTCAAGTTTGTCAGGACTGTAATTGCTAAGTGGGAACTAGACAACGAGGTTGACAAGCCAACACCTGACACAGGCGAAACCCTACCTGCACC